ATACCAAACACCTGTTCTTCTCTTAGGATTCCTTTCTGGTGGGGTACATTGATTCTTAGGTTTAACTTCAATAATATACTTTTTAACACTACCATTTTTAGTACGAACTTTGACATAGAAATCAGGGAAATATCTATGATAACGACCATCCCATGGTGATACATATGGTATTACCAATTCTTCACTACCCCATTCTATGATAGATTTAGTAGTATCACAATACTTCATCATCTTCAATTCCCATGAAGAACGATACACTATTTCTTTCAAATCACCTTTATATTTTGTAGGATATTTGGGTTTAAACTTTCCTTTATATGTCATAATCGTTATAAATACTTTAAATCAATATAGGACTATTTATACATGGCAATAGATGTATTAAAAAGACAAGGCAAGTCAGCCGTCACAGGTGTACTAGGAAAAAATCTAAGAAGGGTTGCTGGTAACATTGGTAGTGTTATTCGTGGTGATGTGGGTATAGGTGATTCATCTGAAACTGCACCAATCAATCGTACTAAACAATCTACAAAGATGTTATCTTTTCCTATTGATGTAGGTGCAGACCCTGGTATAGGTAATCATGGACACTACATCATGTTCTTTATCAATGAACAACAACCTCCTAAATTAAAATTTGGTGGTGGATATGCTGCAGAGGCAAATGCACAAGATAAGGGTTTAGAAAATATAGCAAGTGAAGGTGTAAAAAGACATCTAAAAGCTCTTGAAAAAGGTTTTGATACAAAGGCACAAAGTTTTTTAGATAAAGTTAGTCCAAACAAACTAGGAAATCAATTATTAAGTGGACTAACTGATAGTATTGCTGGATTTGGAATTGGTACTAAAGGAAGAGTTAAAACAGAAAAGAAATATCAAATTAGGTCACAGAAAGACCAAACAGTAGCATTTGAAAGACCACCTACAAGAAGATTAGATACAGCAATATCCATGTACATGCCACCAACAGTAAAAACTTCTTATAAGTCAAATTATACAGATACATCCATAGCTGGATTTGCTAGTAATGCTATAGGTGCAATAAAAGAAATGAGTGATAGCGGAAAAGTATCATCACCAGAAGTAAAAGAAAAATTAACAGCTGCAGTTACTCAAGCTGCTGAATCAACAGTAAGAGGAGCTGCAAGAGAACTTGGTGGTGGAGTAATAGAACAGTTAGAAATGCAAAGAGGTGAAATTATTTCAGACAGAATGGAATTAGCATTTAAAGGTATAGACAAAAGAACTTTTGATTATACTTTTAAGATGATGCCTAGAAGTAAAGCAGAAGCTGATGAGATTGCAGAAATAATTTATGCATTTAAATTTCATATGTTACCAGAATTAGGTGATGGTGATAAAACAGGTAGAAACTTAAAAGTGCCAAGCACATTTGATATACAATACATGTATGTAAACCAAGAAAATAATTATTTACATAAAATATCAACTTGTTATCTATCAAGTATGGATGTATCCTATGGTGGTTCTAAGTATGTGACATATGATGGTAATGCAGATGGTGCTCCACCTGTTGAAACAGAAATAACATTACAATTCCAAGAAATAGAACTCATTACAAGAGAAAGAGTAGAAGAAGGTTTCTAATATGTATTTTAAACAGTTTCCAACAATACCATATGATTCTAAAGGCACAGGTGAATTTAAAAGTGTAAAAAATTTACTTAGGCGTGTGGGTATCAGAGCAAAAGTAAAAGCTAATACTATGTTATATGATACCTATGATGTTAAGAATGGTGAAACACCAGAATCTATAGCATTTAAACTATATGGTAATGCTGAATTACATTGGGTAATTATGATGATTAATAATATTACAGATAGATATCATGATTGGCCAATGACAGAGGCACAATTTTTACAGTTTTTAAAAGACAAGTATTCAAATATTGATGGTACACATCATTATGAAATATCTCAAACTTCTGGTAATACTAAAAAGAAAATTGATATTGGTACAGACAATACAGATTACCCATCTGCAACTTTAATTACCAATTATGAGTATGAACAAGAGCAACAAGATGCTAAAAGAAAAATAAGATTGTTAGACCCTAGCTACATATCACAATTTACGGAAGAATATAATAACTTAATTAGCGAATCAGTAATATAATGTCAACAAATTATTCGTATGCAGGTCAATTCACATTTGATAAAGTAAAAATATTTGCTTCATCAGGCACTATTGTAGATGTATCAAGACTTGTTGTAGGTTTAAATTTATATGAGGATTTATACAAAACATGTATAACTGGTGATATTACTCTTGTTGATACAAATAATGTAATTATGGAAGCACCTATTATTGGTCAAGAGTTTTTAGGATTCAAATTAATAACCCCTGGCCTAGATGATTTTGCTTTAGATTACAGCACTCATATATTTACAATTACTAAAATCAATTCAAGAACATCACCAAGACCTGGCACCATGGTTTATTCTTTAGCATTTTCTTCACCAGAGGGATTAAGAGATAATAGAGTTAGAGTTTCTAAAAGTTATACAAATTCTATTGATGCTATTGTTGAAGATGTTTTATCTGCTCCACAATATATTAATACTAAAAAAACATTGTTTTTGGAAGAAACTAAAGGTATAAAAAAAACAGTAGTACCATATCAACATCCATTTAAATTAATTAATCAATTAAAAATGGACGCCATATCAAAAAAACATAATTCACCACATTATATGTTTTATGAAAATACTTTAGGTTTTCATTTCAGAACTTTAGATAGTTTATATGCACAAAAAGCTGCAGCAGAATTTAATGCAACTGATATGGGTGGTAAAATATCACTTGAAGATGAACTTAAAAGAGTATTACGATTTCAAATAGTGGGTAGTAATGATATGTTACTAAATGTTGTGACTGGTATGTTATCATCAAATACACTAACTCATGACATATATAGAAAAGAATATAAGTATAATGATTTTGAATATATTGCTGACTTTGATGAAAACAATAGAATTAATTACGAAGAAAATGGTTATCCAATATACAATGATGTACCACTAGATGAGTTTGATAATACTGTTTCTACATTTACAGATGCAAAGAGATATGTTCATCCAACATCAACAATTATAAATAATAGTGATGCACAACACTATGATACAAGCACTAAATCATATCCGTATACTGCCAACAACATATCAAAGACAATCATGTCTAGAAAATCTAAACTTGCGGAGTTAACACAAGGAATGAGTATAATAGTAGAAGTATTTGGAACAACAACATTAAATGTTGGGTCTATTGTCAATATGACTATACCTGTGACAGGTGCAAAACATAGTGGAGAAGACAACGACATATATTTATCTGGTAGATATCTAATAAGGTCACTAAGACACATGTTCGATTTTACAGAAAAAAGACATACTTGTGCAATGACATTAGTCAGAGATACAATCAATAAAGAATTACCAATAAATGATTTAGCAATAGAACCTAAAGCTGAATCTAGAGGTATAATATCAGAATTTTATTCATAAAGGAGGGCAACTATAGTAACCATATATCATGTATAATTAATTAATCAATTTGGAGTTTTAGAATGACAAACAAATATAAAAACAAAATTAAAAACATGAACTTTTTGAGCCAAACAAGAACAAGGATGACACCTGAAAAACTTGACATAAATAAAATAAAAGAAAACTATAGAGATAAAGAAACAAATGAAGAGCTACACAGATTTACAAGAGGGGTTGTATGACCCAAATATATTTAAGGCATTCTTTCTAGCTGGGGGACCAGGTAGTGGTAAGTCATATGTAGTAAAAAAGTCTACAGGTGGAACTGGTCTAAAGATAGTTAACTCTGATGATGTCTTTGAGAAATATTTAAAACAAGCAAGACTTGATTTTAAAATGCAAGCAGCACAAGGTAAACAAAGAGATGCATTAAGAACTAGAGCAAAAGAAGTAACTAAAAAAAGAAAAGATAATTATCTAGAAGGTCGTTTAGGTTTAATCATTGACGGCACAGGTAAAGACTATGGTAAGATATCAACACAGGCAGCAGGACTAAAACAACTTGGTTATGATACACATATGATATTTGTAAATACATCACTAGAAGTTGCATTGGCAAATAATCAAAGGAGAGATAGAACAGTACCAGAAAAAATTGTTATTGATTCATGGAAAGGTGTACAATCAAATATAGGTAAGTTTCAATCATTCTTTGGACCTAAAAACTTCATTATCGTGGATAATGATATGCCAGATTTAGATGGTCGTTTATTTGACCATGTATATAAATTTGTACAAAAACTGTTAAGAAGAAAAGTAGATAATTATATTGCAAAAGCTTGGATGGCCAAAGAACTTAGACTAAAACAAAGATGATGTTCATACTCACAATCATATTATTCCTAATAGTAGGATTTGTATTAATCATGCACAATCGCCCAGATTGGTGGTCTTCACTCACTCATTGGTTGCATATCAGAACTTCTATGTTAAGACCAGAAATCAGTATCGTAGAACTAATCATATTAATAGGTGTATTACTCATACTATTCAAATTATACTTCTAAATGAGAATGATTCTCATTTAAATTAACCCTTGACAAACCCTGTTTCAACCTGTCATAATGGCTACATGATAGAAGAATTAGAGTT